TTACGTGCGGTGGTATCTCTCCTCTAATATGAGTGAATAAAGGCTTGCTCGTATCAAAATGATCAATGCTACCCTTCTTGTGTAAATCTGCGTAAGGTAATATACCGTACCCAAGATCTTTATCAATGTATGAAATATCTACTACATTGATTAAGGGGTTGATATCTCGAGAAACCTGTTTCAACTGTGTAAAGAAAGTCTTATTCTTTTTAGTTGCTTCATGGTTTCCGTCATAGATAATTGTTGGAATCTTTACTCCTCGAATAAACGAGAAGTAAAGCTCCAACTCTTCCATATTCGGAAGACGATCAAAGAGATCGCCTCCGATTATGTGCATATCACATTCTTTCTCCAGTTCATAAATCTGTTGAAAGAACATTTGATAACGGTCTGTCGCCCACTTAACTGGGACGTTTTTCTGTCCTAGCTTGATGTGCCAGTCCGCTGTAAAGAGAATCATCCTACATTAAACTCCGCATCTAATGCTTCGTCGTCAGTCTCGTCACCGTGGTTACGAACTCGATCAAGCAACTCTTTCTGAGCGTCTGGAGTAGGACGAGACATAACGTCGTCCATAGACTTCAGTTCAGCAATAGCCGCTAGTTCGTCTTCGCTAAGTGCGCGAGGCTTGCACTTGAGTGCTTGTAGCTGATACTCTACATTGTAAGGAAGAGGCCCTGTCTTTACTCGCTTGAAACAAATGTCCCAACCAGTTTCAGGATCAGTAGGATCTCCGAGGTCTTCAGCAGCAGTAATAATCTGCTCCCACAACTTCTTCTTGAGGTTTACTACTTTAACTTCTCCGTTGTCAATGCACTGAGTAGCATAGCTCCAGCCGCACTTCAGGTCTGGGTAGTATTCACGAACCCAGTCTTTTTCCATGTTGTTGAATCGCTCTGTGTTTCTATCGAAAGATAAGCATTCCATGGGAATATTTTTACCGTTCTCACCATTGATCCAGTAAACGTAGCGAGCAAGAATGTCGCCAACAATACGCATCTTGTTGTCGCCGTCTTTGTACTGAAAGGATGAGATTGATGATTTTTGGGCAGAGCCCTTTTGTTGATTAAATGCAATAGCCATTAGTGTATAGTCTCCAGTGTGACTTCTTCATAGATAAAAGTGATTTCATCTTCTAGTACTATGAGTAGCCTGTTGTCGTTAATTTCGTCTAGAGGCACTGGACAATGCAGTGAATCTAGCGTAGTTTTGTTATATGTAATATAATCTGCATAACTCCTGAGAGAAGCTAAGGCATAGTATATACACAGTTCTTTGTTTGTATACTTATAAGAATTGAAGAGTAAAAACTCCCCATGAACGAGGAAACTCGAACCTACGAAGTTTTTATGTGAATATTTATAAATAGGGTCAAACTTGTTACGAGGGATTTGTTGATTTACTAACATTTCCATTATCAAGTTACATCGAGCAATATTGCCCTCTGCCGTATCATAAACCTTTTTCCAATCAAATAAGAGCATATATTATACTTTAATTTTACCAAGTTGTCAAGAATTATTTTTCTAAAGGTGTTTAATGTTCCAACCCTGCTTCATATAGAACCCGATACGATTTGAGGCTTGTTTTCGAGCCGTATTTCCTTTCAGGTGTATATCTACCACAATTGGACTTATTTTACCTTCCTTTTTCCGAATCACACGGCCAACTAGCTGTGTGAGTAAAGGCTCATTGTTAACAGGAGTGCCTAGTATTAGACAGCTTAGATTGTCAACAGAGATGCCTTCCGAGAAAATTGCTTGCGTTCCGTAAAGAACCTGTGCATCCCCGTAGAGAATTTTATCTACAAGCACTTCTCTCTCTTCATGCGGAACTTCACCAGTTACGCAAATTGCCTTATCTCCTGTAAGCTCAGCGCAGGCTTTTAGAAAGGCTACCCTATCACTTACAACTAAGACTTTATGCCCCTTTGCAGCGTAGGCTGCCGCTAGCATTGATACTGTATGTCTGTACTCTTCTGTGTTGGCTAGTTTTGTTACTCGGTTAGCCCAAGGTATTCTAGCACCGTCCATGAAACGAATCTCGGAAGGTACAACAACTACAGAGGGGGTCATATAGTTTTCTTTTGGCGGCTTAAATAGAGTATTACCAAAGTAATCTCGAAACACAACGTGTTTGCCGTCTTTTCTTTCTATAGTCCCCGATAGACCTATTTTGTATCTACAGTAGTTTGTATCTAGTAATTTACTAAACGTAGGACTACTGACGTGGTGCATTTCGTCTAGGATGATTGTCCCAAACTCTTTTCTTATTTTAGGAATGTTACGATACAGAGTCTGAGTATTTCCAATAACAATAGGGCTGTCGGTATCAAACCTACCGCTACCAATAATCCCAGGTTCAATTCCATAAACCTTCTCCACTTCCTTGGCCCATTGATTTCGTAGAGCCACTGTATGTGTTACTACTAATGTTTTTTGACCAAGCTTGCCTGCTATTGCAAGACCTGTAAAAGTCTTGCCCCAGCTGACCCATGCGTTTATTATTGCATTGTCACTAATCTCGTCATAGACATCTTTCTGGCTAGGACGTAGCTCGAACTTAAACTCAGGAAAAGTCACAGGTTTACTCACTCGGTTATCAACTATCTCATAGTGCTCAGGAATTAAATCCGTTCGTCCTACAGGAAGAGATACTAGCCCATTACGAATAATCCCCATGTTTTTAATAACTTGCGGAGGATCCAAAGGGTTGTGAGTTGGAATAGTATACGTAAGCTCTCTGTCGAGTTGCTCCTGCAAATCGGCTGTGCAATCCATATATATTCTGTGACTTATAACTGCTTTCATAGATTTAATTCATTCTTTGCAATAATGTACTGTTTAACGAAATCGGATCTAACAATGTCTTCTACTTCGTATTCTATGAATGTGAATCTGTCCATCATTTTAAGAACACGGATAAAATCTTGTAGTCCGTTTGCTTTTAAGTCTGCCTGTCTAAAGTCTCCGCAAAAGATTACTCTACAGTTTTCACCGATTCGAGTAATAATTGAGTCTAACTCATGAAAAGACATATTTTGACACTCATCTACCATAATAACCGCGTCTCTGAGTGTGATACCTCTAATAAAGGAAGTAGTCATAAAGTGAACCATACCTTTGTTTTTGAGGATCTCATAAGCATCTCCTCTTTGAAACAAATCTATAGCTATATCTTTATAAGGTTCTTCGTACACAGAAGCTTTTTCTTTTTCTGTACCAGGTAAGAAACCAATGTCTCTAGTAGGTACAGCACTTCGTATAATTACTAGCTTTTGGTAGTCTCCTTTTGTCATATCATCGTATGCTAGATAGGAAGATATGAATGTTTTGCCTGTTCCTGCAAGTCCATGCAGTACTAAGTTTTTTGTTGACTCAAATGCTTTGAGTTGGTTTCTAGTTAACGGTTCTATTTCTCTTAGTTCAAAATTGACACCTGCGAGAGTTTTTCGTCTTTTAGCCATATTTTATACTTTTCTTCTGGTATCTTTGAGTTTCGTTTCCGAATACTCATACAGCATCCAAGGCAAGCCTTGTACATGCAAAATCCCTGCCCAAGTATAACCTACCTCAGGAGGGCGTGGCACGGTAAAAGGAGCGTTAAACCCTTTCACTCTAATTAGTGTAGCAGAATCTTTCAACTCTACTTTACTAATTTTTAAATATTTTAAAGGTAACATAGTAGTCTTTTCGTAAATAAAAGGTCTACCACTGTTATCTATAAAATACTTTGTTCTTTGCTTTAACAAACCGTTTGGGTACTCAACCATATGCTTTAACATATGCAAGTTCCTGTGGGGAGTTTGCATTCTACGAGCACCTAAAGTTTTTCCGGACTGGTTTCTATCGTCTAGTACTTTGTTGTCAAGAAACAAGAGTCCATCATACTCTTCCCAGTTCTCCGAGTCTAACAGGAAAACTGGGAAGGTAATCTTAGGTATACTTCTAAATCCTATCACCATACATCTTCTCGAACTTACCACCTGAATAGTCTTCATGGACAATCTCAAAGTCGCACCCAACAGGTGCGCCCGGTATAGATATACCTCTGTCCATTTGTATAAATGCGGCTAGTTTTTCCATGTACTCTTCTATCTCTTCTTCCGGTACTTCTGCTAGGATAGAGTCATGAACAAGAGCAAAGATTCTTGCTTTCTTGTTGTTCGCTTTTATCCAAGCATTCATATCAATTGCTCCTAGTAGGTTAATATCAGAAGCAGCAGACTGCACCAAAAAGTTAAGACCAGACCTAACGCTATGACTCTGGATGCCTTTGTCTGTCGATGCGACATTTGGTAATCTCCTTTTTCTTCCGAAGAAGCTGTAAATAAATCCATTCTGTTGGATGTATTTTTGGTTATCTTCAATCCACTCTTTTAGCTTGTGGAACTCTTTAAAGTAGTCATCGATAACCTCTTGTGCTTCTTGTCGGCTAAAAGGTTTGCCACTATCTTTTGATACTTGTTCACTAATCTTATTTGCTCCTGCACCATACATGATACCAAAGGTTACGGCTTTTG